GGTTTATAACTACATAAACTTCCATTCGGCATTTTTATAATAATAATAGAATTAAACTTTTTCTTTACCTCCATCTTTCGCAAATAATACTATCGCTATAAATGCAAATATTAAACCCCACTTTGAAGTATAATGTAATTTCTCTTTCAAATATAATAATCCTATTATCGTCACTATTACATCACTCATTAAATCCCATAATATATTCATCGATGTTAAAGTTGAATACTTTAATGACATATAAAATAATATTGGTTGTAATGAATATATTATTACAGGTAATATTAATAAATGTAATGGATATATACCTTCATTTACATATTTTATTATAGGTAATATTATAGCATCTATACTCGCCATAGTAATTGCAAATATTATAGGCATTAATCGAAACATTTATTATATAATAATTATATATATTATGCCTTTCTTTCGAAAAGTTTATAGTAAAAATATAAAAAATAATATAAAATTAATCACAACTAATCATGAAAATAATATTTTTGCTACACAATTTATTCCTGAGTTTGAACAAATTTCTTATCCTAATCAATCTATTCATTTCATATCATATGGTAATGATGTTTTTAAATATTCACGTGAAAGATTAAAAAATGAAGCAAATGATTCTAAATTTTTTAATACGGTAACTATATATAATGAGACTGATTTTTGTGAAGATTTTAAAAAAATAAATTGGGATTTCTTAAGAAAAAATATAAAAGGTAACGGTTATTGGATATGGAAATCTTATTTTATTTTAAGAAAATTATATGAAATTAGTTACAATGATATTTTAGTCTATTCTGATTGTGGTTGTACTATTAATAAAGATAGGAAAAATACTTTTTCTAAATATATTAATATTCTCAATAGTATTAATGAATATGATATTATATGTTATAAATTTGTAGATAATGGAATAATTGATCCTGTATTTAATCATAAAAGTTTTATGGAATATATTTGGACGAAGAATGATATATTTGAGTTCTTTAATGTCGATAACATTCATAAAAATACTGAACAAATTATAGGTGGTATAATATATATGAGAAAAACTAGTAGTATTATTAATTTTTTTGAATTATTATATAATACTCTATCCAATAATTATAATCTACTAGATGATAGTCCAAGTATAACTCAGAATCATCCAAAATTTATAGAAAATAGACATGACCAATCTATATTCTCTATTATGTTAAAACAATTTTATAATAATAAATATGTTTTAGATAATATTTGTGAATTTACTCATAATAATATAAATAAAACAGATGCTCCTATTATAGCATCTAGATTAAGATAGGAAATTATGAATGTAATATACTATCTTATTTTTGAAATTATTTTATAATTGTAATAACAGTATTATATGATACTTTCTATAATATGTTTTGATGTATGTAATTCTTTTATTATCTTTTCTAATCCTTGTCTTTCTCTATATATTTCTTCATATTCTTGTAATAAGGTAGAAATATTTTGTGACTTAACTCATCTATACATGCCATCGTAATTGCTAATATTATTAGGCATTAATCGAAACATTTATTATATAATACATATTGTTATTTTTAAAAAATTTGATAAATCCTACTTAAAATTTATATTATTATTATAATAAATTTTATTCAATATGGAAATCGCTAAAATTAAACTAATTAATTTTATTCCAATCATCCTAAAGTATGATTCTATTTATCATATTTTAGATGATTGTTCTAATTCCTCTAATCAAGGTTTCGTCTTTGAACGTCTATTTGATATATTTATTAAATTAGGCTTTTGTGATATTTTTCCTAAATCTCAATTTATTAACTTAATCGGTAATCCTCAAAAAGGTTCTCTTAAAGTTTTAGATAATATTAATAATTATCTTAATAATAATTTTGTCATTAGTGGAAGTTCCGGCGGAGAATCCGACATTTCATTAAAAAATATAGATGGTTCTTACATTTTTATTAGTTCTAAATATAATGAAGATAATGTTAAATCCGCTAAAAAATATGGTATTCAAGAAATAATTGCTATGGCATCAGGTAAATATAAAGATATTTATAAAAAATATAAAACATTCCTACTTGTCGACGATAAAGTTAAATTAAATGATAAACTTAAAAAAGCTCATGGTAGTAAATATATTACTGATTATATTGATGGCATTTTAGATAAAAATGATCTTAATAAATATTTCTTACAATTTAAACAATTTATGCTTAAATTTAATGATATTAATTCTATCGATTATAATAAATTATTCTTATCCAATAAAGATATTCTTAATTTACGATTTCATCAAGAATTAATTACACAAAAAACTTCTACTCTTATTCAAGAAAGTAATAAATCTTTCTTATGGGGATGTAAATGTCGTAGTGGTAAAACTTTTATGGTTGGCGGAATCATTATTAAACAATTAAATATTAAAAAAAAATTAAATGTTCTTATTATTACTCCTGCTCCTTCTGAAACTATCCCTCAATTTACTGATGATTTATTTAATAAATTTTCTGATTTTCATGAATTTAAAATTCATAATGTAGATAATGGCTCTTATTTAAATAATATTATTCTCCATGATAATAATATTTTTATAATTTCTAAACAATTATTACAAAATTATATTAATCATAATACTAATCTTATTCTTAAAAATATTAAATTCGATATTATCGTATTTGATGAAAATCATTTCGCAGGTACTACTCAACTATCTAAAGATATTTTATCTTCATATTCTTACAAAAATACAGTAAAAATTTATCTAACTGCTACTTATTATAAACCTCTTCGTGAATGGAATATATTACCTGAATGTCAAATGTATTGGGATATTGAAGATGAACAATTATGTAAAAATATATCTAATGATCCATCCAATTTTGATAAATTAAAAGAAAAACATGGCTCTAATTATATTGATGATACTATCAAATTCTATAAAAATAAAGGCTATTCTATAGATGATATTTTTTCAAATTATAATAAAATGCCTGAATTACATATCATCTCTAATATGTTTGATTCCCAAAGATACGAAATTATTAAAGATAAACTTAATAAAAGTGATAGTAAATTAGGTTTCTGTTTTAATACTCTATTTAGTATTAATAATTCTAAAACACAATTTAATTTCCCTATCGAAATTCAAACCATTTTAAGATATATATCCGGCTCTAATAAAGAAGAAGATGGTGATAAAACTATATTTACTCGTATTAATAATATATGTTCTCTTAAAAATACACGTAATCCTTTCACTCAAATTTGGTTCCTCCCTCCTGATAATATTAATTATATTTCGACATTTTTACTTAAATTAATTAAAAATGATTCCGTTTTAAAACAATACGACGTTTTATGTATTAATCGTAAAAATAATGACCTTCCTAAAGATATTAAAAATGAAATTTCTTTAAAACAAGAAGAAGCTAAATCTAAAGGTAAAAGAGGCCTAATCCTTCTTGCAGGTAATATGCTTTCATTAGGTATAACATTAAATTTATGTGATTTAGTTGTACTTATGAATGATACTCTATCATCTGATAAAGTTTTACAACAAATGTATAGATGTATGACTGAAGATAATGATAAAAAAATAGGTTTCGTTGTTGATCTTAATATTAATCGTATTTTAAATACTTGTATCAATTATTCTATCTATAAAAATGATAAAAGTCTCAAAGATAAACTTCATTATATTATTAGTAATAATCTTATTAATATTGATGTCGATATTATGCATAATAAAAAAATAGATACTAATTATTTAGTTAATAAATTAATGGATATTTGGAAAGAAGATCCTATTAATCATTTTAAAATTTTATTAAAAAAATTAGATAATGAACTTATCGAATTTGATAATGATACTCAAAAATTAATTAATGAAAAATTTATTAAATTAATTAAAAATGAAAAAAATTTAGATGCTTCCATCTTATTAAATGATGATAATCAACCCTTACCTTCCGGTATTGATAAAAAAATAAATGATGACTATTCTAATAATATTGATAAAAAATCTAATGGTGATGATGATAATAAAGACAATGATGATAATGAAGATGATGATAATACTACTGTTGTCGAAAAAGTTTCATTTACTAAAGATGTATTACCTTATATTCTACCTTTAACTTGTATATTAACCATTAAAAATACTAATACTGACTTTATTGAAATGCTTAATGATATTAAAAATGAACCTTCTTTATTAGATACATTTAACGAACAATGTTATGTTTGGTGGAATAGAAACGATCTAATCGATATTATAAAAAATATTTCTAATAAATTTATAGATAAATCATCTAATACTTATTCAGTTTCAATACAATTTAAATTATCATTACAATCATTATTAGATAATCCTATCGAATTATTAAAATTAATTAGTGATTGTCTAAAACCTAAAATTATTGAAAAAAAAGACTTTGGTGAAGTTTTTACTCCTATGGACTTTATTAATAATAATATGCTTAAAGATATTGAAACTTTTTGGATGACTAAATATAATAAAAATATTTGGTCTAATCATAAATTAACTTGGTTCGATCCTACTGCAGGTATGGGTAATTATCCTATTGCAATATATTATAAATTATTTGAAGGATTAAAAAATAAAATTCCTGATGAAAAATTACGTAGTAAGCATATCATAGAAAAACAATTATTTATGGGTGAATTAAATAAAAAGAATTGTTTCATTATTCAACAAATATTTAATATCAATAATCTATATAAACTTAATTTATATCACGGTGATACTTTAGATATTAACATTTATAAAGTATTTGGTATTAATAAATTCGATATTATTATAGGTAATCCACCTTATAATGAAAAATTAACTAAAGCAGGTGCTAAACCATTATATAATAAATTTATCGAATATTATATTAATAAATGTAAATATTTATCATTTATTACTCCTAGTCGTTGGTTTGCGGGTGGTAAAGGTTTAGATAAATTTAGAAATATGATGTTAGAACGTACCGATTTATTATATATTAAACATTTTGATGATGCATGTAAAATATTTGGTAATTTAGTTGATATTAAAGGTGGTGTTAATTATTTCCTAATTGATAAAGAATATAATGGTCTATGTGATTATAATGGCACTAAAATTAAACTTAATAATTTTGATGTAATTGTTGATAGTAAATATTATAATATAATATCTAAATTTGTCGATTATAATAATAAATTAGCCGATATTTATCATGGACAAGGTCATTTTAATATTAAAACTAATGATGAGAATTTAATTGACCGTTGTAAAAATGATAAGTATATTAAATGTTATGTTTCTAAACAAAAAGGTTTTATTAAATATATTAAAAAGAAATATATTAAAAATGATATTTCTACTTTTAAAGTAATTACTGCTCGTGCTGCTCATGCAGCTAATAGTAGTTTTGGTAATATGTTCATTGGTCATCCGAATGAAGTATGCAGTCAAAGTTATATATTATTTGAGGTTAAAACTCTAGATGAAGCAAATTCATTATTAAGTTATATGAAATGTAAATTACCTAATTTTATGCTATCTTTAAGAAAAATATCACAAGATATTAGTGAAGCTACTTGTAAATGGATCCCTTTACCTCCTTTAGATAGATTATGGAATGATGAAAAGGTTTTTGAATATTTTAAATTATTAGATAATGATATTAAACTTATTAATGATACTAATATTTTAGGTTATAATAATATTTCTGATGATACTATTTCTAATTCATCTATTCATTCTAATAATGATAATGATGATATTAAATCATTATCATCTATTAATATATCGTCTTGTTCTCTTACGGTTAATAGATTAATGGAATTATGTAAAGAAAGAAATATTAGAGGTTATTCTAATAAAAAGAAAGCGATTATTATTAATCTTTTAAAAGACTATCATAATAAATTTTGTACATCTAGTAGTTATATAAGTTTCGATGAAGATGAATTAAAACAAATATTAATGTAAAAATATTTATAATTTAATTTTATAAATATCTTTTTTTTATAAAATACTTTCTATCATATGTTTTGATGTTTGCAATTCTTTTATTATCTTCTCTAATCCTAATCTTTGTGTATGTATTTCTTCATATTCCTGTAATAAGGTAGAAATATTCTGTGACTTAACTTTATCATACAATACGCTACTAAAAGTTTTTTCACTTGCATTTATTAAAAAATATACAATCTTTTTAGGTATTATATCTTGTAATACTTCTAATATACATAAATAATAAGTATTAGCAACATTTCTTATTTGGTCTATATCAGTTGAATTTTTTTTATTAATTTCTTGTATAAATTTAGTATTATCTGTCCATATATAATTTTCTTGAGAACTAATTTCATATGATATCATTTCATTTGTTATTTTAATATTTTTTAATAAAACATCATTCAATATTACTTGTTGTATAAACTTACTAAATTGTGGAAATCTATCGATCCTCATTTCTTTTATTAATATTAATAATAATTCATTCATACAATTCATTACTTTTTCAACATATTCATTCCCTATATTCTCTAACTTTCTTAATGGTAATTGTTGTTTATCTTTCATAATCTGTTCTAATACTTCTATTGGTGATATAGAAATTGACATATGATTTCCATCACAATTTTCAACCATAGTTTTAATATATTCATTTGAACATTGATTTTGAGAAAATGGTTGATGTTCTCCCATCTTTCTTCTCATATCTATTAAATATTGTTTTATATTTCTACCTGTATGAATACTTTTACCTCTCTCATCTAATATTGCTATATAGTTTCGTGTTAATTGTGCTATAGTGCTATGTATATAGGAAATGCGGTGTGTTTCATCATTCGGTAAAGATATACCTAATGCTTCTAATTCTTTTATATTTTTGTCTAATGATTGATTAATATTTTGTAAAATAGATGGAAATGATTTTTTTAAAGCTCTAACTAATATAGTACTCAAATTTTTACATAATGCAGGAATACCTAATCGTTCTTTAAATTTTGTTTGTGAGTATATAGAATGTTTATTGAACCATTCATATTCTATTTGTAATCCATCCATTACATTTTTTGTCTCCATTTCAACATGATTTCTATTACGTATTCCATAATATCCATAACCTAATTGTAAATCTTTTGATACTCGTCCTTCTAATAGATTTGTTATATCTGTTCCATCATTCATTAAATCTATTTTTGTTAATATACCTATCGTCCTTTCACCTTGCGGGTCATATTCCTTTATTAGGTCTAATGCTATATCTGCTTCTATATCAGTTCTAGCAGGCATTACTGCTAGAATTATAGATGATTTTATAGAAATATATTTACCTATAAGATTACGTATTTGTTCTTTTATATTTTTAGGTTGTCCTTTATCAGTACAAGCGACCATAGTTAAACCCGGTAAATCAGTTAAACTCAAATTAGGAATATTTGGACTATATATACGAATATTAATTGGTTCAAATGATATATTCATACTATTTCCTGCATTTTTTTGTGTAATTTCTTGAATAGTATTTAATATATCATTACGTTGTTCATTAGTAGGATTAGGATATTTTATAGAAATTTCTTTTATATTTTGCCATAAACCATCTATACTATTATATGAACCAAAAC